AACTCGGGATTTCCTTCGCCCAGGAGGGAACGGCGCCCAAGAAGGTCCTGGTGGAATATGTTTACAAGAACGCTCCCAAGGGGAAGGTGCCGAAGGAGCTGGTAAAGTAGAATAGCCAGCGCGTGCCGGCCGCTCAGTCGGGCCGCATAACCTGCGGTGAAGGAGCAAATCCTTCCGGCCGGCAGCCTGGGTAAAAATTACTTTATATCAATGAAAGGAGCAAAGCTATGATACCCGCAATCCTGATATTCACTCTCGTTCTTTTGGTATTCTGGAAGACGATATTTTACGGCCTCTGCGTGGACGACGTGCAGCTGTGGAAGAATTCCAATAAGCTGCGCAAGATCAAAAACAATCCGCCGGCCTATACGCCGGAGCTGACCGCCTCAAACCCCATTCAATACCTATGGTGGCATTTTTCGTATACGCGCCTGAAGTCAAAGAAGCTGGCGCATCTGTTCACGCTACTGTTCCATGCGGCCAATTCAATTATGATCTACTATGCCTTTGGTAGTAATTCAGTCTCTTTTATGGCGGCCGTGTTATTTGCCGTGAATCCCGCCGGGACCCAAGGGTCCGTATGGATGTCGGCGCGCGGGTATTCAATAGCCACGCTTACGGCCCTGCTTATGTGGGTGTTTCCTGCTTATGCACCGATACTTTACTTTTTCAATTTCGCAATAGCGGCGACTAACTTCAATTTCATCTTGACGCCGGCGATGTTCATATTGTCGGATTACTGGTGGTATATATTTCTTATCCCTGCAGGAGCACTTACGTTTCTGTGGTACTACAAGAAGCTGATCGGGCCGCGCTGGGGAGGATCCACAAAAATAATGACCGCCTTCAAGCCGGTGAAGATCATTCTGTATTTCAAGACGCTGGGGTACTATTTTCTGATGGGGTTGATGCCTTTTAGGCTCGGGATATACCATAAGTTTCTTTACAGTTATGGCCTGAGCGATAAAGACAACAAGGAATGCCACAGGATAGACGGGTATTTCTTCCTTGGCTTAACCGTGATGTCGATACTGATTTGCAATATCAAGAATATCTATACTGACCAGGCCGTGTTTGGTCTGTTTTGGTTCGTGCTTTTTATTTCGCAATGGTGCAATGTGATAACAATACAGCAGTCAATCGCAGAGCGATATATATACCTTCCTCTGGTTGGGCTGATGTTGATGATGAGTAATCTTCTGGCCAAGATCCCGGTAGAGGATAGCGGTTTATACCTCCAGACGATTGTAACGACTGCATTTTTCGTATACTACCTCGTCAGGACCATCTTTCATATCCCGGCTTACAAGGATGAGATGGCCCAGGCTGATTCGAATATCATGAACTACCCGGATCTCTATTCCTGCTATACCTGGAAAGGATTGCTCGAAAAGAAGGCCGGTCATAACTTCATTGCGCTTGAAACATGGTTTAAGGGCTGGAAGTTGCGCAAGAACGACTTCCGCCTAAATAATAATATAGCCGTCATGCTTACGGACATGGGGCACCTAAAAGACGCCGAAGCATTCCTTGAAAATGCGGAGAAGAATATTATCCCAGAGCAGCGTGAGGCGGCGATGTCGTTCATCAATGCGGAACGCGAGCGGATAAAGAAGATCCGTGAGGAATTGGCCGCCAGGAAGAGCCGGATCATACGGCCGGATGCTGCTGTCCCACCTCCTATCCCGCCTGTTATTGATCCGGGGATAAAGAAGGGGCTTATATGATCCCCAAGATGGCCATGGAACCACGGAAATTATTTGTATGGAAGGGGTACAAAGATGTCTATCGAAGCGGGTAGTTTGATCAAGGTAGAATTAAAAACAACCAGATTAGTCTTAAGTGGGGAAACGTTAGATCCTGCGCAGCGGAGGGACATTCTCGTTGGCACCATGGTAGAGATAAATAGCCGTTTTCTGGTGATACGGGATAATAGAAAGGTTTTAGATGCAATGATCCCTTTGGATAATATAAGCATTATACGAGAGTGCATTAGATAATAAACATGCCTGAAGATAAGCAGGAAGTGATAATAAAAGAGCTAAAGCGCCGGGCCGATGAAATGCGGTTCGGTTCGATGATTATCGAGTTCAAGATTCACGAAGGGAAAATCACCAAAGGGGACATTATTGAAAAACGGGAAAGCCTCGGATAAATAAATAGCCTGACAAGATAGTCTTGAGGGCGCAAGTCTGGATTTCGCGCGAAGCGCGCGGGTATCCGGCTTGCGCCTTTTTTGTTGTCTACCGAAAGGAGAAAAGAAATGTTGGAAAAGCATCTGCTGAGTTTTTCAACTGTCTGGATAAGGGTCCCGCGGAAACGACTGGAAAAGTTATTTTATGACAAAGGTCCCTTGAGCGCGGAAGAAGCGCGGAAAATCGCAAAAAAGCTTAGAAAAGTCGAGAAGGCATTGAATCAACTATCCTGTGTTAAGTCAATCCTGGAAAAGATAATGCTTCGGAATATATAAAACTGCAACGGTTTTTGTCTTTTTTCTACCGTCGGAGCGGTAGAAAAAGCATAAATAATCATTAAATTTTCAGTATGGGATATAGACAGCCAAAAAAGATGGGGCGGCCGACAAAGTTTACCGCAGTAGACAAAGAGCAGCTCAGAACTCTTGTCCTGCATGGATTTACGGACAAAGAAGTCGCTAAGTTCTTCGGGTTCACCGAGCAGACGTTAAACAACTGGAAGAAAGAGCACCCTGACTTTTTTGAGGCCCTTAAAGACTGGAAGTATAAAGCTGACCAGAAAGTAGTGCGCGCCCTCTATAAAAGAGCTCTCGGATATAGAACGAAGGTAAAAAAAGCAGTTGTTGTAAGCGATGGCAGGGAGAACGGTAGCCATGTAGAAATGGTAGAAGAAGAGGCCGCGTGGGCTCCTGATACCGCCGCTTGTTTTATCTGGCTTAAAAACCGTAAGTCTGACGAGTGGAAGGATAAGCAGGAAGTAGAGCACTCCGGGGAAATTAAAGGGCCAAACATATACCTACCAAAACAGGATAAAAAAGCCGATGGATGACTGGTACCCACAGCCGAAGCAAGAACAGTTTCTACGTCTCCCCTGGTACGAAGCTTTGTTTGGAGGGACCAAAGGCCCAGGGAAGACTGACGCCCTGCTTGCGGAATCCACGAGGCAACTATCTACGCCCGGGTATCAAGCCATAATCTTCCGCCGAACACTGCCTAAACTGGCGGAGATCATTGAGCGGTCGCATAAGTGGTTTTCGCAGAGCGAAGCTGCCTGGAATGGCGAGAAACACCGCTGGACCTGGCCGAACCGCAATTTCATCGCTTTCGGATACTGCAAAGACGAGAAGGACAAATATAACTATCAAGGCCACGAATACGGCTTTATGGGTTTTGACCAGGTGGAAGAATTCACGCTTACGCAATATCTCTTCCTGCTGGCCCAGAACAGGAGTTCGGCCTCGGGAATCAAGTGCTATACCAGGTCAACGTCCAATCCGGGTAACGTGGGCCACGCCTGGGTAAAAGACCGCTTCATTGACCGCCTACCAAAAGACGGCACGCCGCGGTATTTCAAACGCGTGAACGATGAGGATATCCAGACAACCGCAGATGACCCGCAGGCCCTTTCCAGGGCTTTTGTGTTCGCCCAGATAGAAGATAACCAGGCTTTGCTGCGTAACGACCCTGACTATATAAAGCGTCTCGATATGCTTCCGGAGACTGACCGGAAGGCACTCCGCTTCGGAGATTGGGACATCTTTGCCGGTCAGTTCTTCCGGGAGTTCTCTAAAGCCTACCACGTTATCCCGGCTGGCGTTATCGAAAGGCTGGCAGAAGCCCGCCACACAAGGTTTATCTCTTTTGACTATGGGTATGCACAACCGGCAAGCGTGGGCTGGTATATGCTCTTCGCTAAGTGTCCGGTATGCAACGGGGACCATCAGTTGCTTCTTAGGCACAGAGAGCTTTATTCGGAGGGCTATACCTATGAGGGACTTGCCGAGAAGATACGGCAAATGACCCCGGAAGGGCAGAAAATCAGCTATGCGGTAGCAGACCCGGCGATCTGGGGGGACGTGCAGCATCACCTGGCCAAGGCGTTCAAACCGAAAGCAGACGAGAAGAAAGGCGAGAGCGGCGGGGAGATGATTACCAGGTTGCTCAAGCCTCTAACCACGCTCTACAGGGCGGATAACTCCCGGATAATCGGCTGGGGCAAGGTTAGAGAAATTCTCAAGCTGATACCCACGCAGTCCGGAGGCGTATGTTCGAAGTTTATGGTTACTGACAACTGCCGGCATTTTATCCGTACAATCCCAGGACTGATACATGACACGGAGCGCGTTGAAGACGTAGACACTACCGGAGAGGATCACGCAGCCGATGAGTTGAGGTATGCGGTAATGAGCAGGCCACCGGCCCCGAAGATGCCGGAACCCCCAAAGACACCCGCGCAAAGTTTCTGGGATAGGGTTAAGAAAGACGGCCAGAGGCACGACGAGGCTTGCCGCAACGGTGGGGAAACAAGACAGATAGATACCAATATGGCGGTTTCGGCGGAGGAAACGGCGTGAACCAAAAGAAGGCAAAGAAGATACGCAGAGAATTGGGTAAGGCTGTTAGAGGGGCAAGGATAGAGATTGAACAGCAGATCAGGAGTCATATCAACACTTCCCCTTTTATCGAGAGAGTCAAGTTCGCCGGTTTGGTGCTGGCGGGAAAGGTCTGAAGATGTTTTTTAAGATCGGCAGATGCCCGGAATGCGAAAGGTTGCGCAACGAGAACGCCTACCTGCGCAAGCTTGTGGATAACCTGTTAATCGCGCACGGAGTAACACCGGTTGAGAAGAAGGAGATTGTTCTCCCCGACGACCCGGAAGAAATCAGACGCAGAGAGATCGAGGCGCGCGGCGGAATAGTGTGCGGCGAAGGATAGACAGATGAGTGAGCCAACATCTATATCAAAGACAATAATCGATAAGAAAGACAAGATACAGCGCAGACGCGCAATGTATGAGCGTCAATGGCTGATGAATATAGCGTTTCTATACGGCAAGCAGCATTTTGTCCTTGAAAGGGTTCAGCCCACCGGCAACGCCACGGAAGACCGGATCCTATGGGAGCTTAAGACCGAGGAGCGCAAGGGGAAGACAAGGAGGACATCGAATTATATTCTTCCGCTCTATCGGTCTTTGCTCTCACGGTTGTTGAGAATGAAGGCGCACGTTTCGGTATCTGCCCTTACCAATAGCGACAGGGACAAATCTGCTGCCCGGGTAGGACAGGAGGGGCTTGAGGACTTCTGGATCACCGCTAATAAGCATAATCCTGTTCTCTGCCAGAAATACGCCGGGATGCCTCTTGTACTGGCAAAAGTGTTCGGGTATGCCCTTACCACCGGCCGCGGGTATTTGAAGCCTTATTTCAACCCTAAAACCCGGTCCACGGCGTATCTTGACGATGCTCCTGTCCCTAATGCGGAAATTGGGGAGGTCGAAGTCAAGGCGCTTTCTCCGTTTAACGTCTTCGAAGATCCAATGGGCCGGTATTTCATCGAGCAGTCGATTTTGCCGGTGGAAGAGATAAAAAAGCAGTATGGGGTTGACATTGAAGCAGAAGATCTCGTTGTGTCCGACGTTGAACAGCAGCTTATAAGTATGCTTGACGGCGCAGGGGAAGAGAAAAGCCAATACGAAGGTTGCGCGAAGGTATACGAGTATTGGGAGATCCCGTCCGAGCAGTACCCGGAAGGCCGGTATGTTATATGCACCTCCAAGATGGTCATATTTGACGGCTCTATCCCGTCTGAGTATAAGACCCGGCTGCCTTACTTCAACATAGATTACCTGGACATAATGCTGGCACAGTTCCCCCAGGGTATGATCGACCAACTGATAGAGCTGCAGGAAGACTACAATTACACGCTTTCAAGGATCTACGCTTACAAGAAATGGTTCGGAGGAAAGATAAAAGTCCCGGACGGCTGTAATCTCCAAAGCAAGTATGACGATGAGATAGGCCAGTACATAATCTATACTCCGGGCCTGGGCGAGCCGCATTTTGAGACACCGCCGTCTCCACCGACAAAGCTCTGGGACGATCTGGCGCGCATACGTAAGGATATGGAAGACGCCGCCGGCGTGCACGATTCCGGCATGGGAAGGTTGCCTGAGCAAATAAAAAGCGGCGTGGCCATCGAGAACCTCAATGAGCTTGACAACAACCAGCTTTCCCCGATCCTTCTAAAGATCGAACAGCAGCTATCCTTTTTCTCCGAAATGACGCTTGACATTATGCAGGTGAAGTATACCGAACGCAGGCTTATCGGTATAGCAGGCAATGAGGAAGAGGCTGACGTAAAGACGTTTCTCGGGAAGGGAGTAGAGGGCCAGAGGCGCATACAAGTATCGGTAGGCTCGAATATGCCGCTGAGTAAGAACGAAAGGCAGATGTTTATAAGAGCAATGCGCAACGAGGGATATATCAACAAGGACAGGGCCCTTGAGTTGATGGAATTCGGGGAACTGACCGGAATATACAACGATCTGGATCGGCAAGCGCAGCGTATGGAAAATATGGAGATGACAAAAGGAGTTCTTCCGCAGGTCAATGAGTGGGATTACCATCAGGCGCATATCGAAATTATCGAGAAGTTTATGAAAGGGGAGAACTTCCGGAAACTCCCGATTGAGTTGCAGAAAGTCTTTATGATGCACCGCGGTGCGCATCAGCAGGCGCTTTTGAACGAGATGCAGACAGCGGCAAATATGAATGCAGGTAAACCGGGCGGTCAACCAGGTCAGCCCAAACAAGCAGCAATACCCGGCCAAGCCCCAGGGCAGCCGGGCAGTTAATGGAGGTTTGATATGTTTTTTCCAGATGAAGGTCAAGAATCCGAGGGCGCAGCCGAACAGAACCTAAGCACGGAAAAGACGCTTGAGAAGGAGCTGTCTTCTGTCTCCGAAGACGGTAACGGTGAAGGCGGCGGAGCGGGGAAAGAACAGGGAGTTGAAGGTCAGCCCCAGGCAGGCGCAGAAGGCGCAGCCGGCAAAGAAAAGAGCAAGGAAAAGAAGGACGAAGACCCGGAATACGACCTCGGCCTTGACGTTGACGGAAAGACCCCTCTAAAACTCAAGCGCAGTCAGATCCTTGAACTGAAAAAAAGCGGTATGCTCGAGGCCGATTACCGTAAAAAGACGCAGGAGCTGTCCGCTGAGAAAGCGACCTTAAAAGAGGTCGTGGAGATCATAGATTTCCTTAAGAAGAACCCCAAGAAGGCCGAAAAGGTTATGGCCATCCTGGAAGAGAAGGAAGAGAAACTCGAACAGCAGAAACAGGCTCTTGAGGAAAAAGAGGACGAGATAGACAAGGCACTGAAAGATTTGCCTGAAGATGATCCCTACGCGAAGTTGCTGAGAGGAATGAAGGCGCAGTTGCAGACCACGTTAAAGGCCAACCAAGCGCTTCAGGATAAACTCGGCAAGCTCGAACAGGACCAGCAGGCAGAGACACAAAGACGGGCCAAAGAAACCGACGACGCCAACCGGAACAAGGAACTCGCGGCAGGCAAACAAGTCTTGGAAGAGGCATTTGCCGGCGCGAAGAAAACATTCCAGTTTGACGACGAGGACGAAGCGGCCCAGTGGCGCAAGGGAGTAATAGAGGCGCTCGTTTCCGACAAAGAGAAGTACAAAGGGATGGACAAGGAGAAGTTCACGGAGTTTTTCAATACCGTGGCAAAAGCGCAGTTTGACCTGATACAGAAGGCGAAGGAAAAGATCATCGCCAAGTATCTGAAGTCAAAAAAAGGCGGCTCTGGATCAGTCCCGGCAGGAGGCACAGGCGGAGAAGGCGCGCAGGGAAAAGAGAAACCGGTTACCATGGACAACCTTCAGGAGAACCTTGAAAAAGCCCTTGAAGAAGAGTCCGGGAAATCGGAAGAGTAAAAGTACGACATCACTACGACATCACGCGGAGGTGATCAATGGGATTAACAATAAGCAACATATCGGCGGTGCTGAAAAAGATAATCGTGCCCGTCGTGCAGTCTCAGCTGCGGAAGGAAAGCATTCTTTTTGACAAGATCAAAAAGAATGTCGGCGTAACCGTAACGAACAATACCATATACATCCCGGTAAGGTCGGGGCGTCATAGCGGTATTTATGCAGTTGCCGAGGGGACGGAGCCTTACTCCGGGAAATCGAAATACGAACAGCCTTATACGTCGGTCAAGTATGCCTTCGGCACGCTTGAGCTGACCGATCAGGCAATCGAGGCGGCCAACGATAATATCAAGGCCATATCCGCGATATTGAGCACCGAGATCCAGGCTTTGAAGGACGACTTCAGGATGGACCTCAACCGGCAGCTGCACGGCGCCGGGACCGGCAAACTCTGCCAGACCAACGGCACGGGTTCGGCTTCGACCACGCTGATCGTTGACACCGCTCCGCACGGAGGGGATGCTACCGACTACCTGGTGGAAGGTATGTATATCCAGATCGGCACCGGTTCGGCGGTTCAGATATCTACCGTCGATTCGGCAACCCAGGTAACGCTGGCGACGGCGTCAACCTGGGCTGACGACACGGTGATAACAAAGGCCAGTGCGGCTGAAGCGATGGGTCTTGCCGGTATCATAGACGACGGAGATAACGTCGCCACGATACAGGCAATAACCAGGTCTGCGGCTCCGTGGGCCTGTGCCTACACCGAGGACACCAGCGCAACGCTGACCGAAGCGTATATGATCAATCTGTATCTCAAGACGCTGAAGTTCGGCGGAGCAAAGGTAGTCCTGGCCGGAGAAACGCTGTTCAGCAAATACGGCCAGCTGTTGACTTCGATGAAGAAAACGGCTGACTTGAAAGAAGTGTTGAGCGGCGGATGGAAAGGTTTGGAGTTTATGAACGGTATACCCGTAATCTGCGATTTTGACACATGGAGCGGATATATGCAGTTCGTGGACTTCGAAGCCTTGACAATAGCCGAGATGAGCAAGCCTTTTGCCTGGCTTGAGGCTGACGCTCACGGAGGCATTCTCAAGAGGTCCGCGAGCAATAGGACCATCTGGGAAGGCACCTTGAAGTATTACTTCAACCTGGTGGCGAAGAAATTCAAGTCGTCCGGCAGGTTGAGCGGCAAAGGGGCGTAGTCAGTAGCGTAATGTAACGCGCGGGGAGGGCCGCGAGAGCGGCTCTTCCCCGTGTTTCTAACAGGGGGATGGATGGCTTCGGTAGAGATCACCAAAACACCTTTTGAACGAGCTGAACCGGTGGGGAAACGGATCCTGGCCGAAGCCAGGGCCGACAGGGAAAAACGCAGGGAAGCGAGCAACAAAGAGATTTACCAGGCTTCGAAAGAGGCCGGGACATACCTGCACCACAAGAGCCGCGGGAGGGTATCCTTGGGCGGCGGTGCGTCTTATTGCTGCTTCGAATGTACCGAAAGATTAACCGAAGGCTGCCGGTTTTGCGTCAACGGCAGCCATTTTTCAAAGAAGGAGGAGGTCGCAAAATGCTGAGAAACGAATCCAAAGAAGCCATACCGCTGCGCTGGAACGGTAAGACCGTTGTGATCAAACCCGGAGATTCCCTGTCTGTCGAGAAGGAATTCGGCGCTGATTCAAGGCAGGTTGTTTTCCTGGAAGACAGGTTTATGGGAAAGAACCCGGGAGCAATCGTGAAATATGAGACAGGAACAGGAGCCGCGAAACCGGCGGAGAAGCCGGAGGCTGACAAAGGAGAAGCCGGAGGCGAAACCGATAAAGATGCTGGGAAGAGCGAAGGATCGGCAAAGGGTAAGGACGGCAAGAACAAGGGTAAATAATGCTTATATCCGAGATCATATCCGAGGTTATTGATGAGGTAGGTGGCGATTCTTCCGACACCGGCCTGGCGACGAAGTTGCTCACTTGCGCGAAGGGGGCGCTTCGCCGCTTCCCCCTTTACTGCCGGGATAGGTTGTTGTATGCCACGTCATACGCCACGCTTTCGGCAGGAGAGAACACCCTGAGCGTTCCGACGTATTTCCTTGCCGGTAAAGGGGCGAAGTGCGTCTGGTATGAAGAATCAGGACGCAGGAACATAATACACAAACTCACCGATGAAAAGTTCCCGGAATATTACAATTCCGAGGCCACCGGCGTCCCGCAGTATTACCATATTGAGGTTAATACGATTGAGTTTGACGTCAAGAGTGATGTTGATCGTACCATATACGTCCAGCACCTTTGCGAGGTCGACGACGTAACAGCTGCATCCGACTTTTTCGGATCAAGCGATATGATCGAGATCCTCAAGGACGGCATAAAGGCAACATATTATACCGACTATACCGAGGATACCACCGGGCGAGGTGATAAGAAGGCCTCTATGTTCAAGGATGGTCTCGATAAACTTAATTCCCGGGCTATGATCGAATCGTTAGGCACTCACGCGGGAGATTAAAAGATGGGACAGCATCATGACTTATCCGGAGCAGATCTTCACCAGCCTTTTCGTGTTGGTACGCATGCTAATCGTCCGGCTTCACCATCTCAAGGAGATTGGTATTATGAAAGTGATACTAAACATCTCTTCCGATGTGATGTTGATGGAGCTTGGGCAGATGCTACGTCTCCAAGCGCGGATAATACCGACGACCTGGGGGCATCGGATAAACGATGGGCCAATGCTTATATAGTTGGACTTGGCCGTAAAAACCTGGTTATCAATGGTTCCGGAATAGTTAATCAAAGAGTATCTGCATATACCTTGGTCAAGGATGAGTACGGTTTTGGCCCAGATAAATTTGCCGGTATGGCCACCGGCACGGCGGTATCTGCCGGTACTTTGGAGCAGACAGCCACAGCAAATTGTGGTCGGACGGGTTATGGGTTTAAATTTTCCGGAGTTACGCTCACCGGAACCGGAATTTTATACCTGCGAACAAGAATAGAATCAAAAGATGCAATTTGGCTAAAGAATCAGGTTGCATCATTCCAGGCCAAAGTTTATCACGATGTTGGGTCGGCTATAAATTATACAATCTATGTTAAGAAAGCCGCTTCCGCAGATGATTTCTCTTCCACAACTGCAGTTGGAAACAGTGGGGCAATTTCCGTTGCTTCTGCCACAGCAACGACGATAAAATATGAATCTATCTCGATGGGTGATTGTTCTAACGGAATTGAAATCGAAATTAAGATTGAATGTGGTGAAATTACGACCAAGAATTTTGAACTGACCGAAATGCAGTTAGAGATGGGAAGCAAGATTACTGAAATTGAACAAAATTACCACAATAATCCCATCGCTCCATCAATAACGACTCTAACCTCTGGAAGCGGAACATACACCACGCCATCTGGGGTAAAGTGGATTAAAGTGCGGATGGTTGGCGGCGGAGGTGGGGGTGGAGGTATATCCAATGGTGTGGGTTATTTCTCTGGTTCTGCCGGAGGAAACTCGCAGTTTGGGACGGTTTACGCTAACGGCGGGGGGGCTTCTAATGGTTACTCCAGCCCCGGGGGAGGCGGAGGTGGAGGAAGTGGGACTGCCACTGTTAGGCTTCCCGGCGCGCCTGGTTTGATGGCAAATGTAGTTGGTGATTATCCAGGTGGAGCTGGCGGAGCCACCACGTTAGGGGGAGGTGGACACGGTGGTTCTGCCGGAGGTGGGGCAGGTGGAGTTGGAGTAAGTAATGTTGGGAGTGGAGGAGGCGGTGCTGGTGGTAGTTCTGCGTGGGGGTCATACGGTTGCTCTGGAGGAGGCGGAGGAGAATATGTGGAAATATATATCCCTGAGCCGGCTGCATCGTATGCTTACGCGGTTGGAGCCGGTGGCGCAGGTGGAAACGGGGCATCTGCAGACGGAGGCAACGGTGGGTCAGGCGTGATAATCATTGAGGAGCATTACGGGTATTAGACTATGAATTTTTTTCGCGCACCAGTTATAGATTTATCTTTGAACGAGGTAATAGATTTGGAAAGTAATCTTGTCGTGTCTCTTGTTTGGGAAGGAGTAGCTGAGGAAACCATGTCAGTTACTGAAACAATGAGTAAAGGAATAAGCCGCGGGTTCTCTGATTCTTCCTCTTTATCGGATATTCTCAGTAGGGGAGTTGTCAGGTCGTTCATTGATTCCATTACCTCAAGCGACGCTATAACCAGAACAATCACAAAATTACTCGAGGAAACCATTACAATAACCGACACAATCACTCGCACGCTGACAAGACTATTTTTAGATAATACTTCTTTGTCGGATCTTTTTAGTAAAGCTTTAAAATGGATGAGGAAATCAGCAATATCAACCACATGGACAAAGGCGACTTCTGCTGTGAGCACTTGGAGAAGAAAAATAAAGCCTGACGATACCTGGCGTAGAGTTTAAGCCCGGCGAGACAGTCTTGAGGGCGTAAACCATGAATACCGTCTTTACGACGGGATCACTGGTTTGCGCCCTTTTTATTTTGCAAAAGGAGGAAAGTCATGATCCAGGCAATAGTCATATTGGCGTTTGTTTTCTTAGCAGTCAAGGTTTTTGGAACAGGCAGGAGAAAGGGGCTTTTTGATTCCGTAAAACTCTCCGGTGAAATAGAGATGGTTCTGCGGGATAAGAACGGCCGCATAAAAGAGACCAGGCACATAAAGAACACCATTACAGATGCCGGAAAAGCCCTGATGGCCAGTCTGTTATCTCCGGATGTAGGCGGGACGGCATTTGATTATATTGCGCTCGGAACCGGCACACCTGGGGCCACCGCATTGGGCGCCGAGTGCACTACAAACGGGGGGGCGCGCAGAGGCGGAGCTGATGTTGTTGGAACACTGACTACAACTACCGTCTCGAACGACACTATGCAGTTTACCACCACGTTTTCTTTTACTGGATCCTTGGCGTTAACAGAAGAAGGCATATTTAACGCTACATTGGCCGGCACAATGTTGGCCAGCCAATCCTTCGCTGTTTTAAACGTTGCGAATGGAGATTCGTTATTGATTAACCATAAGGTTAAAGTCGCATAGAAAATCATCTGAGCGTATGCGTATAAAGTTCTCAAATAACAGGTTTTTTTCGATGTTGATTTTCTGCCTGCTTAATTCTGACCTGTATTACTTATTGGCACAGAGTTACGCGGTAAGAACCCTGGAGGTATAAGATGACATTTACGCGTAATTGGGATTCGTCGTTAATCCCAGATCATTCAAAATTTAAGAATATCCCGGGTTATTCAAGAAACATAATGAAAGACCTGGCCGAGAGGCTTCAGGATATTATCTACGGGTTCACGACAGACAGCGAAAGCGAATGGGAGACAATCGTCGGGTTCAAAAAAGGCCGGTTTATCACCGTAGGCACCGGCACGCCTGTCCAGCCAACCGGCACAGGTTCGGAAGCCGCGATCGACATATACGGCAAGACGGTAGGTGATGACGAGAAAGTGGAGTTGTTCGTCATCGATGCGGACGCAAACGAGATTCAGCTTACCGATAAAGGCAACCGTTTGCCAAACAATGAGTGGTTTAAGGTAACGAATAAAGACGGCGACGGATACGTTGAAGTGTTTAAGGTTGACGCTGACGACCGAGTGCGGATTCCGGGAGTTGTCCCGGTCGGCGCTCAACTACTCTGGCCTACGACAACGGCCCCGGATGGATGGCTTCTTTGCCAGGGACAGGCGCTATCACGCACTACCTATGCAGACCTTTTTGCGGTCATAGGAACGACATTCGGAGCAGGGGACGGAAGCACAACGTTTAACCTGCCGGACTGGCAGGGGCTAATGCCAGTAGGGAGAGATTCTTCCGATTCTGACTTTTCGTATATCGGGCAAACAGGCGGCGCAAAGACCAAAGATATATCACATACCCATACAATTCTGGCCGCCACCACCTACACCAAAGTTAACAGCAACGGAACAGACGGAGACAATAGGTTGGCGCTAAAAACAGGTAATAATGGTCAGTATGAAATTACCCGTGATTATATAAACTCTGATATTCTTGTCCCTTCTTCTGGTAGCTCGGCTCAAGATGTTATGAACCCTCACATGGTAACAAATATGATCATTAAGTATTAAAAGGGTGAGCGCATTGCAGACGATACCGACATTCCTGCCGAATAAAGGCATAGTGATAGACAAGCCGGAAGAGTTTTTGTCGAATAACTACTCTTCCGCCGATTCACGCAATGTGGAATTCTATAACGAATACCTGCGCGGCCGGCTCGGACTGGATAAGTTTGATTCACAACAGCTATCGGGTCCGCTGTTGCTTATTGAACAGTTCTGGAAGTTCAATTCCACCTGGTATTGGATGATCTGCACCACGAAGGATATTTACAAATATGACTTTAATAACAAACGTTTCGATATCCTCACGCCTGTTTATACCACGGGAACGATAGAAATACAGTCTGCCGCTTTAAATGTGGTTCTTGGTTCCGGCACGGCCTGGTCTACTGAGCTAAAAGCCGGGGATTATATCAAGATCGGCTCCGGGGACATTCATACCGGTTCAACTTGGTATGAGATTGATTCCGTTGACAGCGATACACAGCTCACTTTAAAAACAGCCGCAGTCGAGACAGCGGCCAGCACGGCATACGTCGCAAGGAAGATATTCAACGGCGGCAGCGCTGACTTCTGGCACGCGCGGTCTTTTTACGACAAGAATCTCGGCGAAGTATGGCTGGCCACAAACGGCGTTGATACCCCGATAAGATACACCGGAACAGGGCAGGTGCAGGCCTTGTCAAATCTACCTACCAGCTTTGTCTCGGCAAAATACATCGAGGTATATAAAGACCGCGTTTTCTGGCTGCATACAATAGAATCAGGCAACCAGCCACAAAGGATAAGGTGGAGTGAAGTCGGAGACTGCGAAGATTATGACGACCTTGATTTTCAGGATTTTGTCGAAGGCGGGTATTGGATAACAGGAAGTCTTGTCTGGAATGGGTATCATATCGTCTTTAGGGAACGCGACGCGCAGGTCGGCAGATATTCAAGTTCAAGCGATTCATTCACCTATGAGACTTCAAATTCCTGCGCTGGCGCCTGGGCGCCGCGGTCTATAACGGCCAACGATAAGTATATCTTTTATTATGGGCCCGAAAACCGGTTCCATTCTTGGAATCTATTGACAGATAACGTTATAAGCGAAGAGATAGATTCTTACTGTATAAACTTCGATCCCAACCTTGAGCAGGACATTTTTGGATATCAGGTGGAATCGAGGAATCAAATACGCTGGTTTGTCCCGCATAACAACCCTGACTATATGAACGCCTGCATTACGTATGACTACAACCAGGGTATTCTGCATATCTGGGAATATGCGTCTGAACAGGCCTGCAATATCATCGGGGAGTATTTAAATGTCGAGGATTTCTACGTTGATGATAGCCCCTGGGACGAAAGATATGTCGACGAACAAGATGGTTTCTGGAATTCGCGCAACTTCCTTTCCGGCGCGCCACAGATAGTCTACGGCGGATCGGACGGGTATATCAGGGACGCGGATGTCGGGTATACCGACGACGGGGAAGATTATACGCGAAAGTTCTCGAGCTCCCGTATGAATTTCGACCTGCCGGATACCACGAAACGGCTCTGGAAACAACAGCATTGGCTGGAAAGCGATATCTCCGGAGAGGTAAAAGTATCTTTACGAAAAGACGACAGGATAGCCGATGAATCACTGACGCATACCATATCTCTTGTGGACGTCGACAAAGACGTTGTGAAGAAAAACATTACCTGGGACCGGCACGGGGTGAATTTCAGGACTTCGCTCGAGGCGACAAACCATTTCTCGCTTCTCGGCTGGCTTAACTATCTATACGCCAAAGGAAAGACAAATAGATGAGCAGGACGATAAAGACAACGAGCCTGGGGATGTTCCCTGATTATTCTCAGATAAAAGACGAGGCTACACTTCAGTTCTGCAAGGACCTCAACGAGATCATGAAAAAATTGTCGGAGAATATCTCCGACGACGTAAACGCCCTTGACCGCGCGGCCGATATCGTTGAGGATTTGCCGGACGAACCGTTGGAAAAATACAGGGGAAAGTTGTTCCTGCTGCAAGGCGCAACGGATTCAGATCCGGATACGATGTATACTTGCATACGTTCCGGGATAGATGGCTCAGGACAATATACTTATGCGTTCAAACAAATTATCTTGGTCTGAAAGGGGTAAACAATGAAGATGATCGACCTGGGGAGAAAAGAAGAGAACACGATTGCAGAACAGCCGAGCAAGCCGTCAGAAAAGAAAGTCCGTATCTATTACCCGGGCTTTAGTATGTATGAAAACGTACCAGACGTTTTATTTAACAAAGACGTCGGGGATACAATAACCGCTACGGTAGTAATGAAAATGACCAGTAAAGGGATGGACGAGAACGGCGAGCGCAAAAGCAGGCGCGTAAACTATGATGTCCTAAAGATAGGCATAGATAAGGGCGAGAGCGACCTTGAGAAAGAGATTCTCAGGCAGACCGGATCCGGGGAGAAAGAAGACGAATGATACTTAAATTCGATAACCCGTTGTGGGTGCCGAAGCTTGTCAAACTTGCCGAGGTGGTCCAGGGGACGCCGCTGGAAGCGTTGAAAAAGTTCATATACTCCACGCTCAACAACGATAATACCGTGGCTTATATGGACTGGCGGGAACCGGAAGTAACGGGATTTATATATGCGACGGTTGAGACGTTTGACGGAGAAAAGTGTGCGTTCATCCAGTTCTGCGTGATCAATCCGTGCAAAGAAGACAAGAGCATCGGATTCGAATTGCTGACAAAGGTCAAAACCTGGGCGAAAGCAAAGGGGTTGAAAAGGATCTATTTCATTACCCAAAGAAATCCGAGGGGATTTATATATAAATATCATTTTGAGATGCACGGCAGCGTGTTGAAGATGGATTTAACAAAGGAGCGATAAAATGGGCGGAATACTCGGATCGAGCAGTAACCAAAATTCAACAACGGTATCTTCCAGTTCCGATACAGAGCTCACTAAACAGCTAAAGTCTTGGCTTAGCAACCAGTTGAGTTCTCTCTCTGGTTATTCCGGTCAATTGACGGCAGATGAGACTGCGCAGGAGAAACAGTCAACATCTCTCTTGCAGAAGTATCTTGATTCCACCGACTCTTCGCTTACCACTGCCGCGAAGAAAGAATATTCCGACACGCTATCAAGCGATAAATATGATCCTACCACGTCCGGTTATTACCAGGCGGTTAAGGCAGAGGCCAATAAAAACCTGGCTGAGACGCAGAAAAATATAGCGAGCCAGGCCGCCGGCGGAGGGTCTTACTGGTCTGGCGCAAGGCTGGCATCGCAGTCAGACGCCGCAGAGGATACGGCAAACAGCCTGAACGAAATAATCTATTCTCTGGCCAACCAGGAAAGACAGAACAAGTTGACGGCTGCTTCGGCGGCGGCCAACCTCGGACAACAGGAGACTGAAACCGACCTGAAGAAAGCGGCGGCCGCGCAGACATATGGGAGTCTGGAAAGGACGCTCAGCCAGTCCGGCCTCGATAAGTTATACAGCGATTACCTGAATACGCAAAGTTACGGAACGAGCCTCGCCAATATCATAGCCAGTTTAGCTGGCGCGGGTTCTACTTCAACAAGCACAAAAACCTACGACTCATCCGACGATGACGAAACCGGGCAATATATAGCCCTGGCGGCGAGTCTGGCCACATTGCTACTATAAGGGGGTGAATAAATGAGCGGTATATTAAGCGGTTCAGGCGGAACAGACGATACTGGTTCTGAGAACGGAAGCCAGATGAAAGACAAGCTTAAAAAAGTTCTTGCTTTAATAGCGAATACTGCCTCTTCCGGGAAGGTCCCGCAGTTAGACATAAGCGAACCTCAGGCAAAAGAATGGAAGCCTACCACAAAGCAGGAGGCATTGGAGTTCGCATTGGCAAAAATGAAGCCGGACAAGAAAGACGACGTTAAGGACTTCGAGCAGGGTATAAAGCTTAAGGTCGCAAACGGAGAGGGGCTTTCGCAGAATGAGGCGGCCTATGCCAACAGGTTTATGCGCAGAGCTGGGGATATAGAAGACTTTAAATCTGAGGATTCATCTGAAGGTCAAACCCAGGCAGGAAGTCAATCCGATGGCGCAAGCGGAGATAAACTCGGGATACTCGGGAGAATAATATCGGCCATAAGAAGCAAGTTACCCGGGGCAGGGACAGATCAACAGCAGACTGCAGCAGGAATGCTTCCGGGGGTAGAGGCTATGCAGAGTGTGGCTCAATCTCTTCCGAGTGTTACCATGGCGCAAAGACTTTCCAAGCTTATAGGATCCGGGCAAGGAGACCAATCCCAATCAGGCGCGCAAAAGTCGCCTTACTCCGAATATCCTGATGCCTTCCAGGAAAACGGCATCTGGAAAGTCGTCAGGGATGGCAAGAAATACCGCATAGAGGAGTAATATGCCAGTCCTTGTTTTGGATGAGCCGAAGGCCCAGGAGACTCCGGAGGTCAAGAAGCCCCGCCTTGTTCTTGATCAAGAGCCTGTCTCTACCGTCCAGAAGCCTAAGCTTGTCTTGGATACCGAAAACCCGCTGCCGGAGATAGTCTCAAAGGAATCCGTCCCGTATACTTCCCCGGAGATCAAGCGTCCAATCCCCGAGATAAAAGCCTTATCACCTGAAATCAAGAAAAACCTTGTAAAGCCGGAAGGCAAAACGCAGAAGGCCGAGACTCCGCTGGCAAAGATAATTGAGGCCACGGTAGGGGATAAAGGATGGGACGTGGTGCGTAATTACCTATCCGGATTCTCCAAAGAAGAGCTGAAAACCACCTACGGAACCGATAATGTTGAGGATATTGTCAAAAAGCAGCGCCAGGAATCCCGCAGAGGGGTCGCCAGGATTCAAGGAGCCGCTCAGGGGGCTTTGGGTATTACCCCGGGGCATCCGGAGCTTAAACAGGAGTTTCCGGCCGATTCTGCTATTTCTCAGGTTGTGGCCGGGGTTTTGCCTTATCTTATCCCGGGAGGCGGCACAGTGGCTAAATTCGCGGCCATTCCGGCCGCCCAGGAGACCGTAAGGCAGGTTACAGACCGGCAGGAGCAACTTACCCCTGAGCAAAGAGCCGCCAAAGTAGGCACGGCGGCCGCCGGTGGCGCTGTTACAGGCAAGATATTCAAGGACGCAGACCTGGGGAAGACTGTATTAAACCGTATCCTACAGCGTTCTGCCGGTGCCGGAGCGGCTTCTGTTACTGAAAACCTGGCCCAGGACGCTTTAAGCGGAAAAGAACCGGACGCAAAGAGCGCCTTGGTCAGAGGAGGGATAAACGCGGCTACCATAGGGATATTGGGAGCAATGACCGAGATCCCGCAAATGCGCGGACTGGTGATGTCCGAGGGACGCAGGATCGCAGGGAAGCCGGTATCTTATAAAGAATCGTTAAAGCTCGTCAAACAGGCTCAATTAAACCCTGAGACCGATCTCTCGCCAAACTTCCAAAAAGCCTTATACGAGCAGAACAGGAAGGTTTTCCTTAAGAAGCTCAAGAGTGAATATGGGAACGTGGACGACGTAATATTGGAGGTTCAGCAAGCTAAAGGAAAATTGCAGCGGGCACAGATATTTGACAGGGTGGGAGCAAAGGAAGCCGCGCGCGCCCGGGCCGCCGGCGCAGATCCTTCAAAAGGGATGTACGCCGAACTTCTTCCTTATCGAGAGCAGATAATAAATGGCGCCGATCCAATAGACGTGTTGATGACAAAGCGTCTCGCCGAGAGGCTTCAGCCGAAGACTCAGATAGAGCAGACAATCAAAGGGGCAAAAGGTGGGATAGAACTCGATGAGAAATCAGCCGTCAAGCTCAACGATGACATAAAAACCGGTATTGAGGATATGAAAAGCGAAATATCTTCCGGTGGCCGGGGGAGAAGATACGTTACGCGTGATAATATTACCGGGGAAGTGATAAACGCCGGTTATGAGCCTTCAAGTTACCCCCCGTATTTCCAAAACAGAGGATACTCGGCCAAGCCTGTTTTAAATATCCTTGATAAGGCCCTAAACGGCAAACCACTGACGGAAAAGCAGGTGGTAGTCCTTGACGATTTATATGGTAATTACAAGGAGATGATCAATGAAGAGAGAAGACTTCAACAGGAGATTGGCGGTATTGAACAACCCGAATTACAGGAAATTGATCGAGCTGGCCAGGACCAGGCATACCACGATCTTGAAAGCGGCCGCGGAGAAGGAGCGGGAGTAAGGCTTTTTCCTGATCCGGAAGAAGCCTTCGCCTTTATAAACAAGGTTGAATCAGAAGGCGGATATGCAAATGTTACCCGGGCAAGTGATGAGGGAATTGAGGTTAATTTCTGGTACTCGTCAGTAGCGGAACAAGGTAAACAATATCAAATACATAAAGAACCGTACGAAATGACACGGGAAGAATTCAAGAATATCCCTTTAATAAAATATATTGGGGACAGACTGAAAGACAAAATTAACCCATTAAAAGTTGCAGAAAGAAATCAACTTGCGCAGCAATTAGTAGACACCGGGTTAATGAGCATAGATTCTTTCAACGCTATGACAAATCAACACGGATTCGGAGGTAAAGTAGTCGGCGTAGGTAACTTGACTACCGGAAAACCGATTCCAAGCAAACCAACTGAGGGACAAATTGGAGACTTATTAAACTATATAGGCCAATGGCAGATATTTAGCAACATACCACTATTCGCGCATAGAAAGGCTATTATTAGAGCACTTGTAGATGGTAAAAAAGTCCCAAGTCGTGTTATAGACGATTATAAAGACTGGGGATGGATTACTGCAGATGGAACTACCGCATATCCTGATAGCAACGGGAAAATGATTGGCGTCCCACTAAAAGAAGCTGTGGAAAGTTATGGGGTCAGGTATGATCCTAATTTAATTGAACCCAACCTTGACAATTCCGAGTCTTCAAAGTATACTTTGGGCGAAAAGGAGATCGCTTATGGCAGTCCAGAAGAAGCAGAATCGAAGATCGCAAAAGCCGCAGCAGACATATCCCGATATTCCGGGCAAACCCCGCAACTTTCAGAAGGAACAGTCCGAGAGAGCAAGGGAACTGGTCGGAACGCAGGGGATATACGACCCGCCGACAAGGGAATACGATTCCCGGAGAAACTCTCAAAAATAGCCGAAGAACTCCGTAAAAGGGGTTTTGTCGACTTCCGCGGCAAAGAAGTAAATTCCATCCACGACGTGGCAGAAATAGCCGCTGCGTTCCGCCATCCACTTATCGAGCAATTCCAGGTAATATATCTCAAAGAAAAGCAAATCATGGCTCACCAGGTTATATCTTCCGGTATGCCTGACCGTGTTTATTTCAAGTCTAAACTCTATTATAGAATAAGTAACGCCGCCGACAGGGTAGGAGCCGATGAGATCTATTTCGCGCACAACCATCCATCCGGCAACCCGGAAGCCTCTGAGCCTGACATCGAAACCACAAAAACCGCTTATTCACTGATCGGGAAGAGGTTCAAGGGGCATATAGTTACCGATAGCGGGAAGTTTTCTTTTATATCGAAGTCCTTCCAAGAAGCGGCAGTTATTAAAGCAAGGATGTATGATTTCTTCTCGGAGAAACCTGACTACCGGAAGGAAGCCGGGAGGATGACAAGTTTTAGTGTGGAAGGGGCTGCCGGAGCGGCAAAGGATTTCGTTAGGAATAATAAGACTGCGGTAATATTCTGCGACGCTCAATCTTCGGTTCTTAGTATTGACAGCATAGGATCGAGGAGCGATATATATAAATATATATCTGAGTCCGTGCAAAGGTATAAAGCCGCCCAATATATAATTGTATGTGAGATTGGTAATTTACCTAATACCAATAAGTTACCGGCAAGGATGACAGACGTTATTCAGCTTGATTCCCGGGGTGGCGGATATGAAGTGAAAAGTCTTGCCCGTGGGGATTTTGATATGGGAGACGTAGAGATTGAAAAAAGGGAGAGAGGAGAGACATACAGAGTCCAGGAATTTGTCAATAAGAATAGGCAAGGCTTATACAAGAAGTTTTATGGCGAGGCAAAATCTGCTAAATATAGCAACCTGGGCGCGGAGCGTATAGCCGAGAAGAAGACGGCAGAAGCCTTAAAGTCTGGCTCCTGGGGCGTTTCTATGCCGAAAGAACCGGCTATCGGCAAGAAGGTTAATAAGACCGAGATATTGTCTTATGCAGAGAAGGCTTTTAACGTGCCAATCAGGGGTAGGGCCACGCACCGCTTTAAGAACCTTGCCGGCATATACAGCCGCAGGGAACAGATTGTCCGGCTTAGAAGGTGGGGGGAGATTGAGCCAATGACGCACGAGATCGCGCACCATATAGACGCGCAGATGAAAAAGGATCTCGGCAAGCATTGGAAGTCCGGAAGTGCTTCCGGAAAAGAGCGCGCGGCTTTGTATAAAGAACTTGGCAGACTTGATTACGAGCCGGAGAAATCCCGTATTTCTGAAGGCTTCGCCGAATATATGAGGCATTACCTCACTACCGGACAGGCCGCGCAAAAGGCTCCGCTTTTCCATAAGTTTTTTACTGAAGTTTTCCTGAAGAGCAATCCTGATTTTGCTAAGAAGCTAACCTCACTGAAGGATATGATTGACACTTGGCAGGGACAAGGAGCGGAGAACCGGATACTCGCGCAGATAGACTTCCAGAAAGAACACATAGAGGTCCCGGGATGGTTCCTAAAGGCGCGTAAGGCTTATGAGTGGTTCAATAGGAACTTCATTGATGAATTCTATACGCTTCGCAAGATAGAAGAACAAATGGGGATAAAGCCGGGAGTGAACATCCGGCCAACGGCTGATCCGTTTACCATGGCCACCTATGCGAAGTCAAAAGCCGGCCTGATCGCCCGGACGTTTGTCATGGAAAAAGCCATTGATGAGTACGGCAAGATATTGGGGCCTGGGTTGGTAGAGATACTTTCTCCGGTCTCGGCCAAAGAGATGCCGTCTTTTATAGCCTATGGGATAGCTCAGCGCGCGCTCAACCTCCAGAAACGAGGGATAGAAAGCGGCGTGGATATTGAGGACGCTAAGTTTATCGTGGATAAATACTCCGCTAAAGAAGATTGGGATAGCGTTCTCGAGGGAATAACTTCATGGAGTAACCACCTGCTTGATTGGGTAATAAGGGCCGGAGGCCTGGGAAAGCAGGAAGCCGCTATAATCAGGGAACTTAACCCGATATACCTGCCATTTAAACGCGCATTTGTCAATGAAATGACAGTATCCCGCGGATCCGGAGCAAGTCTGGTAAACAGGGGGGAAGCCGTCAAGTCTATAAAGGGCAGTGCGCGGCCGATCATTAACCCTATCGAATCCCTCGTTTCTCAGGCCTCAGAGATGATACTCAAGGCGCAGAAGATAAATATTGCCAGGCTTATAGCAGACCTTGCGCGTAAAGAAGGCGTTGGCGGCTTTATTTCGAGAGTGCCGGCACCAATGACGGCGCAATCATTCACGCTTGAGAAACTAAAGTCGCAGCTCGAGGAAATCGGAGTTGATTTAGCCGACGCCAACCTTGAAGATATGCTCACGGTATTTACCCAAGGGCAGCAATATCGAGGCAAAGACAATGTCGTCTCGATATTTAGGGACGGCAAGCGTGAATTCTATGAGCTGCATCCCGACTTATACCGGGCATTGTCCGGACTGGACACATTAGACCGAGGCACACTGCTCAAGATATTCTCTCCATTTGCCCGTATGCTGCGCCTCGGAGCTACCGGACTGAAGCTGTCGTTCAACCTTGTGCGCAACCCCTGGAGAGACGCGTTATCTTATGCCGTCCTGTCCAAACATAAGGATTCTATTCCTATCCTGGACACCACTAAGGGGGTGCTCACGGAGATCACTGCAAAGCCGGGTGATCTCGCCTGGCGTTTCAAGAACACCGGAGGATCCCTAAGCGGTATGATGGGTTTTGATCGCGCTGCCACAATGTCTATATATGACGATCTGATAAATCAGAAACTTAAAGCCAGCAAGAAGGTAATAAAGGCAATTAACCTGAAAAATGTCCCGTCCCTATTGTCTTATTTGCTGAATCAGGTCAGAGAAGGCTTGAATGTTTTTGAACTCGGCCCGCGCGTGGCCGAACTCGAGAAGTCATACAAGAAATATATTAAAGAACACCCGGACTGGACAGAAGAGGACGCTTTTGTAAAAGCATTCAACGACGCGCAGGATGTTACCGTCAACTTCACTAAATCGGGGTATATGGGAAAAAGGATCAACGAAGTAACGGCTTTCTTTAACGCCAGTGTCCAGGGGGCCAATAAGATGGGCCGGGCGATAAAGGAGAACCCGGTCGGCTTCTTTGTTAAAGGCCTCGCCTGGCTGACAACCCTTACGTTGATCAACTGGTTTAAAATAAAAGATAAACAGTGGTATAAAAACCTTCCTCCGGATTACAGGTATTCAAACTTTTTCTTCGAGGTGGGCGAGCATACCATATTAAGGCTTCCTATGCCTTTTGAGGTCGGAACGTTATTTGTGTCTTTGCCGATGGCGATGATGGACGCCTGGGAAATGAACGACACGAAGTATGTAGAGTCGGTTAGAAAAATTATTGAGGGGCAGATTCCGCGGCCCTGGAATATCTCTATGACTGCCCCGGTAATTCAGGCGTTAGAGAACAAAAATTATTTCGGATCTCCAATCGAAAGCAGAACTCTTGAAAACCTTCCCGTCGGAGAACGCAAAACTTACAATACATCTAAACTCGCGACTGCCCTGGCCGGCGTGGTGAACGGGTTTAAAAAGGACACTATCTCTCCCGTGAAGATGGAGTATATCTTAAACCAGTATACCGGCGGGGCTTTGAGACAGATACCGCAGAGAGATATAAAAGAGACTTCCGATATACCGGTATTATCCGACATATTGGTCCACGCACCGGAAAAGCCGCAGCGACAGCTCGGTGAATTCTATGTTGACCTTGAAAGGCTAAAGTATGAAAGAGCCACGGATACGCTAAAAGGGGATGACATCCGCAGGTATTATAGGCTGCATGCCGCAAGCGCGTTACTTTCTGCCTGGCGCAAGAAAGCAGTTGAATACGACAAGAAGGGTGATATCCAAGGAATCAGATCTGTTTATAGAAAGATAGGAGAGATACTCGGGAAGGTGGGGTATGAGTAAAAGATTATTTAAGCTTTATCCAGGAGGAATCGGGACCGTATTTCCGTTCTTCGACGGTCCCAGTGATCCTGTTATGTCGGTGAATGCGTCCGTATGATTCGTAGAAAGTGTATTTTGGAAACAAACAATAAAAGACAGTCAAGATAACCATTACCAGTAGTGATAACAATAGGGCTTTTCTGGCGGTCTTATTAAATACAGTTTCTTTCATGAAAAGCTTTGAGATGAAAAAGCATGCACAGGCAACAAGAAAAACCCCAAGCATTATAAATATAATTAAGATTATCCAGGCTTTCCAAATATCCATGGGAAGAGTATACAGTTGAAAATCAGAATCGTCAAGTGTGGAAGGAGAATAAAAAGTGGAGACTCACTTGCTTAGTCCATGGGGACAATTTGGGTTGTTTGGGTTAATGTGCGGCGCCATCGTTTTTTTACTTTATAAAGTAATGATGTGGACGCTGGCGGCTCATAAAGACCTGCTGAAGCAAATCCAAGAAGTGTTGAAGATGTACCAGAAGTTATCCGAGGATTCATCCCGGTCCATAGACCGGTTTAATGAGAGTATCCAGCGGCACGACGAGAAGGCGGAAGAACGCGGCCGGTACGTCCGGGAGGAACACCGGCAGATGATAGAGACTCTGGGACGCATTAACGGGTATAAGGATAGCCATTGAGCGAGCTACCCATCCCGCGCCACGCGGACAAAACGTACCTGGAATGTAATAGCCCGGCCTGCCGGCGTCCGGACGGCCGGAGCCGGTTGATACATAAATGGCACGAGACGATCAAGATAGGCACAGAAGCCCACTGTATGCACTGTCTAAATTGGATATGCGGTGAATACGATGCGTGGGGGACAGGAGAGCCGAGATGAAAGCAAAAAGGAGAGAGCGCAGCGACATAATCTGCCCGACATGCGGGCATCATACGGTAAGCCGGCTCACTAAGCACGGCTGGGTGTGTAAAGAGTGCGGAACCATAACTAAAAAGGAGGAGTGGAAATGAAAAGGCTACTCGTAATAATCGTAATGATGGCAGTGTTTTTCGGGGGGTGCGGGTATCTTGATTTTAACGGTTCGGTGTACGGAGCTGAGACTGAGGCTACGGAAACCACGTCTGAATCCAGTGAGACATCGAGTATCAGCATCACGACCAAGCAGGCAGTATTTTTTATCTCAGATAGCAAGTCAGTAAAACAGCTTACGGCTTTTGAGGTGATAAAGACCGATGTCGATCAAGTGCCAAGCTGGCCAATGTGGGTAAAAGCGTTATATGGCGGATGGGTCCTTGACGCCGGTTTTGCCTACGACGATACTAAGGTTTTGGAAAGCGGCGCGTTGGCCCTGGGTCGCAGAATGGGAACTCTCGGAGACTACTTGCCACTAAAATTCCCACTGGTGGACAAAATCGAAATCACGCTTTATCCAGCTATGGCCTACTGCGAGAAATTGCTGACTAACCCGCAGCGGCCGAAATACGGTTTCGGGGCCGGATATATAAAAGCGGAAATCAAATTTTAGGAGGTGTAATATGACAAAGATATTAGCGATAATCGCTGGCGTGGCGGCCGTAATAGCCAGGATTAAGGTTATTGTGGCCTGGTGCGTGGATAAATGGGTCAAAATCTCACCAATTGTTACTCCATTGATCCAGGAGGCCGAGAAGATGGCTCAGGATGGGGAGATTAACAAGGCAGACCGCAAGCGGATCGTAACGCTGGGCCTATCCCTTGTTGAAAGCAAAGGGTATGTAAAGCTTAACCCTTTCACCCGTTGGGTTGCCGGGATAGTCATTGATAGGATCGCCGACAAACTCCCAAGCTTCCAGGTCAGCAAACAAGCCCAGGAAATAATGGCGGCCGTGCAAAATCAATAAGTTCCAATTGACAAAGATATGTTCATCGGGTATCTTATTGTCATGTCAAAGGACTCTAAGAATTATCTTATTGAAGCTGTTGTCGAAGCTCTTTCAGATATGCCCCGCGGGAAAGTGCTGGATCTTGGTTGCGGCCATGGGGATTACTCTAAGCGTCTTCAGGATATTGGTTTTGAGGTCGTGGCAGGAGATATAGATATCTCCCGATTTAGATATCGCGGAGAGATCGATTTCAGGATATGCGATATAACCAAACCGTTGCCATTCTCCGATTCATCCTGTGATTATGTTCTTTTAATGGAGGTTGTCGAGCATTTACGGAATCCCTATTCGGTACTTTCCGAGATCAACCGTATTCTGAAACCAGATGGCAGGATAATAATCTCTACTCCCAATATTCTGAACCTGAAATCACGTCTGCGTTTTTTGTTTGAAGGGTCATATGAATATTTCAGGGAGCCGCCATTTGATCAAGCGCACAATCCTAAAGAAACGATACCAAATCTTCACCTTGTTCCTTATCGCTATCATGAACTCGAATTCCTGCTGTCTGATACCGGCTTCTCTGTAGAAAATGTACTGTCAAGTTTTAAAGACCATTCTATCGCCGCATTACTCATTCCTTTCATGAAGTTCCAAGCGTGGCAAAAAGCACGTCGTTCTTTAAAGAAAGGCGGACTTGATTTCACCAGGATAAACCGGATTGTCCTCTCAAGTCAACTTCTCTTCAGTCGCCATCTGGTTATAGTCGCTTCCAAGAAAACGCTTCCCAGAAATACCTGAAATAGCCTTGTTCTCTCCACCTATATAGGTTATCATTGACGCATAAAAGGGGGAGAGCGATGCTAAATCTATTTTTCAAGAGAAAGTCTAAGAAACCAAAATCTGTTTTACCTAATCCTAATCTTGAATATAAAATACTGTTCCGCAAGAACGCGGTCAGGCAAATCCAGGCATTAAAAGGCTGGAAGACGGATGCAGCCATGGCCAGAGCCCTGGGGCTGACTCCGCAGTATATAACTATGCTGCGCAATCATAATGCCAGCGTAACGGCCACTGTGATAACCAGGCTTGCAGAAGCTCTTAATAATGTTGAGGGCAACTGGTGGATATATTTCGAGATTGTTCCGCGCGGCGTTAAGGATCCGAAACATCCCGTATGGCAGGATGAGCGGAATGCAAGTAAAAGTCTGAATATGGAAAAGTTTGCTGGTAGGGTGCCATACACACCTTATTCAGCTACGGCCATAGAACGGAGCTCGGAATACTCAGCAGAAACAGAAAGTTTAAAAAAATAGCTTGACAAAGCAAAAAACATCGGTTATATTTGGATTGCTGGTTCTGGGAGTTAACATAAGATATATTATAGGAAGTTGAGGGGAACAAAAAAGCCGGCCACGA